TGTACGCATTTAGGCGTATGAGAGAGAGAAATGAAGCTGCTCAAAAGGTGGCTTCATTAACTCCAACTCTTGAAAAGCCAAAACCAAAAACTAAGCCTAAAAAGGTAAAACTCGATGGCGATAACAATTGACGCTACTGTTGGTGGTGCAAATGCAAACTCTTATATAACTCTTGCTGATGCAAATTCATTTATTGAGGGATTAGTCCTTAGTGATGACGCTGCTGCTTGGGATGGGTCAAGCAACGATAATAAAAATCGTGCTTTATTCACTGCAGCACAAAGAATTGATCGAGAGAAGTTTCTCGGTGCAAGGGTTGACGACACACAGGCTCTAGAATGGCCTAGATCAGGAGTACGCAAACCAGATACTTACACAAACCTTTATGGTTTATCTTTTCCAAATAGATTGGTTGCTGATTATTACACTGACACTGAAATACCAGATCGAGTGAAAAACGCACAGGTTATTTTGGCTGTGTATTTAAACAACAACAGAAATGGTTTAGAACTAAGTGGTTTGGAGGATTTTCAAACTGTTAGTATAGGAAATATCAACGTCACCCCCAGATTTTTTGGTGCTGTTGGTGTTGATCGAATACCTCCAATCGTTGATCATTATTTGATGGGCATTAGAATAGGAGGAAGAGCAAACTTACAAATCAAGAGGTCATGAAAATGGGTTACGGATACGAATATCCTGCAGCAAAAATTATTAATGATACAGCAGCCCATACTGGAAGGTTTGGTAAAGTTGTTGCATTACAAGATTCTGTTATTAACACTTTAGCTGCTGAGAATATCACAGGAGATCTTACTTCCTTGCAATTTAAATCAACTGCTGAAATTTGCGGTGTGATAACTAGCGTCAAACTCGACAGCGGAACTGTTATTGCTTATTCACTATGAGTCTTGCAAACGCTCTTAAAAAAGCTGCATCAAAAACTCTGAGCAAACTTGGAGGAGATGTAACTATTCGACAGGTTACTGCTGGCACTTATAACACAACAACTGGTGCTATATCTGAGTCGACTTCGGATACAACTATTAAGGGCGTTTTAAGTAATGTTTCAAGATCAGAGGTTAACGATCTCATTGAGTCTCAAGATAAGATTTTAACGATATCAGCTGGCGACCTCACTTTCGTTCCAACAACTAAAGACCGAGTTGTTATAAGCAGTGTTGAGTTTAAAATTATTCAAGTGACTATAAATGAGCAAAATAACACCCCTGTAAGTTTTGATCTTGTTCTGAGGTAATTATGGCCAGAGAAATTCGACTGTCAGGAATCGGAGATCACTTTGAACAGCAAGTAATTAACACCGTAAGAAAAGCAACTTTAAAAGCAGAAAAGGATATTAAAGAGTTCACTCCTGTTGATACTGGAAACTTAAGAAATTCATTTAAGAATAAAGTTGAACCTTTTGTTGGAGAAGTTTTTACAAATGTTGAATATGCAGAGCCTGTTGCTTATGGAACAAACCTACCAGAAAGTTGGGGCAACAAATACAGGACTCGTCAAAATACAATCAAAGGATATCCAGAGCTTATTGCAAAGCAACTGGAACAATATATTTCAGATCAATTTAGGAGTGCATAATGGCTGCAATTGATTTAAACACAGTCAGATCAACCATCGAAGGCAGACTTGCAACAGAGTTAGCATCAAGCCCTGCGATTCCTGTTGTATTTAACAACATGGCTTTTGATTCAACAACAGAGGATACTTTTGTTCAATGTTTAACAAGTTTTGGATCAGGAAATTATTTAACAATGGGAGGCTCTGCTAATTCGAGAAATAGAATTGTTGGTTTAATGCTTTTAAATATATTCACAGAAGAAGGTATCGGGGCAGGGTCTAATTACACGATTGGCAAACGGCTGCGTGACCTTTACAATAATATTACAGTTTCAAATGTTATTTTTGATTCTCCTGTAGGACCAGAAGTTTTAGCTTCAAGTCCGCAAGGTAAGTTTCAAACTCAATTAAGAATCACATTTGAGATTTTTGAGGAACTTTAAACATGGCAAAACTTGAAATCACAGAAGAAATGCTAGATGCAATTGAAGCTGTAAAAGGTAGAAGAGAAGCAAATTACTGGGACCCAGAATGCAGAAAATATTATGAGGCACAACAAAAATCAAAAAAAGATGTGAAAAAGTCAGAAAAAGGTTAATATAAAATAAATACTTTTTTTTGTTATGGCTGTAAAAGGTGATGTTGGAAAAATTATGTTCCACAATGCTGCTGGCACTGAGGCAGATGTAAGTGATTTAAGAGCGTGGTCTTTATCTGTCAGTAAAGACACGATGGAAACTACAAAGATGGGAGACACATCCAAAACTTTTGTTGGCGGTCTGATTTCTGGCGAGGGTTCAGCAACTTTACTTTATAACCCATCTGGCAACTCGGACTATCAGGCATTTATTGATGATGTTCTTGTGACAGGTGACGCTGCGGATGCACTATTTGAGTTATTTCCAGACTCAGCACAGTCTGCAAAAAAAATCGGTTTTTCTGGTATAGTTACAAACGCAGAATACGGAGCAACACTTGGAGAAATTCAAGAGGTAAATATAACGTTCATAACAAGTGGTGCTATAACTTCAGCTATATAGTACATTAGGGTAACCAACCTAACAATTTATGGCAAAGAGAAACGTTGACCTTATTACCGAAGCCTTCAGCGAGGTGATGAGTAACAGAAGAAAGTATGAACTTAAAAAGCCAAATGGAGAACTTTTAAAAGAATTATATTTTCCACCTTTAACTAGATATGATCGAGTTCAAGCACAAGCTGCTGCTGGAACAGATGAGGCACTTGCTATCTCAACAAGACTTCTTTGTCAAATTGCTGAGAACGAAGATGGCACAAAAGCATTTGCTTCAAGTGACGCAGAAAACCTAAAACGGTTTTTACCAGAGACAGTTTTAAATGAACTTGAAATGTTTATGATGGAAATTAAGGTCGGTGTTGATTCAGCAAAAAAAGATTAAGGCGAGATAACTGGTTAAATTTTGAGTTTTTTCTCGCAGCTGAATTAGGAAAGACCTTAGAAGAATTAAGAAAAAATATAACAGAAGAGGAGCTTGTTCATTGGGCGGCATATTATGAAATTAAAAATGACAGGGAAAAACAAGAAATGAATCGTCAAAAGAATAAAACAAGGTAGTATATAATAAAGGTTATTTGTATTTGTGGCACAATCAACAGTCAGATTAATAGTTGATGCACAAAATGCAATAGCACCTTTGAAGCGTGTTAATGATGCAACTAAAAATCTAAATAAAAACACTAATCAATTAAAAAATAGACTTAATGAAGGAAAAAGATCCTTTGATAAATTTGGAAATAGTGCAAAGCAATCATCTAAAGGTGTCAATACTTTAGTTGGAACAATTCGAAAACTTGCTGCAGCTTTTGCTATTTTGCAAGTTGGTAAGTTTGTAATTTTTCAAACAGCAGAATTAGAGAAACAAAGGAAGTCACTCGAAGTTTTAACGGGGAGTGTTGCCAAGACAAACACAATTATTGCTGAACTAAAAGCTTTTGGTGCGGTCACTCCTTTTAAAGCATCTGAGTTAATAGAAACAACAAAAAGATTAAAAGCCTTCGGTTTTGAAACAGAT